GGCCGTACGTCTGCCGGCAGTTCAGACTGCAACACGCGCTCTTGGATGTTTTCACAAAGTTTTTTTGACAAATCACACACTGGATTGCCTTGTTTAAAATGTTCATATAATTCACCTATTTTTATCTCTATGATATACTCTTTCTTATATCTTAACACAATAATAGTATTTATGTCAACACATTTGCCCACCTGTCGAGGAAGCTTGGCAATTACAAATCGCTCCTCTGTGTATGCTTTTAATAAATCTTTTTGAAATGGATATAGGTCAAAAGATACAAGGCCCCTATCAACATGTACAATTTTCATGTATTGTTGGATAAAATATTCGGGATCTTGACTACACTTGGCTCGCTCAAGTATTTGCTCTTTACTGTATTGCATTTGCACGCCCGCACACTTAAGAGTAGGATTACCCTTGTAGTGGCGCATTGTTTGGGCATTATAACGTGGCATATTATTTCTTTTTAGTCATCTTTGCAATAATTTCATCTAATTGCGCGGTAGTGCCAACAAACAAATTGTTATTTACAACTTCGGCACCGCCAGAATTAAGCTTTGCTTTTTCGTTAGCTATTTTTACTTTGTCTTTATGTATTGCCATTAAATCTTTTTGTGTGTCGCCTATTGTTTTAACTAAAAGACTCAAAACTTCGAAAGCCCTGGGATGTTGACTTTGATTAGCTATCTGTGACAAGTTATTTAATGCCTCAATTGAACTAGCCGTAATATTATATAAATTATCTCTTACGTATTTATAATCTAATTCTACGTCGTCGTCGTGTGTGTCACTTGTGGGAGCTAACACCGGATCTTTTTGTTCAAATTCTACAGGCGAATACTCAACAGCATTACGTATCGAACCTTTAGGTACAATATGTTTTGTTGTTTCATTGTCAGAAATTTGTTGGAGGTCATCCTCTGTTGCAACAAATTGATTAAATTCTAAATCATTTTTTCTTATAATATCGTCGCTCATACATTTCCAATTTTGATTATACCAAATTTTTCTTTAGATTGAATGCCCGTTGACTTGATTTTTAAAAGCACATCTTCATCTAAACCAGTTACAGGATTAAATTTCTTATTGTCATCAAACTCAAAAAAGTTTGTTGTAGCTCCAAAATTTTCTTCGTAAGTAGACCCAGGAAGTATTTCAGTTATTATTCTTCCGGCACGAGGAGTTTCATCCCTCACTTGTTGTGTGTGCACGGAACTGCCAGGAGGAGGCACCAAAAAGTCTGTTTGGACTTTTGTAATAACGTTTTTAACTCTGATAGGACCGTAAAATAAAACTTTCATTTCAAAATTAAGAGTCCATACAACATCTCGCCGAGTGATCCAATCATCTTCAAAATTATCATTCGCAGCAACGCCAGTAATTGTTATTGGTACGTCATCTATTAAATTTAATTCCGGTATAGCCTTTATTGTTACAGTATAATCCGGCGTAAACCAAGGAAGTATTTGTTCAACAATCTGATTACCGTCGTCGCCATATTTTGAAATAATATAAAGTTCCATGCCTATTTTATATGACACGGGATTGTATTGACTGTTTACATGTGAGCCATCATTTTCAATAGACTTTCTATTTTTATGCATGGTGTTTAGTTTTCTAGATCCATCATAAGTAAAAGAAGTTGTTTGATATCCGATTCGAGGAAATTCAATTACAACGCTGTCATTAAAATCTGGATTTTTGTTAGTTTTTATTAAATAACTTTCCGTAGGTCCATATTTTGCAGGAACTTTAATTCGTTCTATTTCTCGGCCAAATTTGTCTCTTCGCACAACAGATATGTCATTAAATATTGTGCCAAATGCTAAAATTGCTTTTCTTATTGTGCCGTGATAAAATATATTGGTGAACATTAATAGTCACCTTCAGAAAATGGATTAGATTCACTAAAATCAATTACAGAATCGGCTTCTTGTTCTATAGCAGCGTTTTTAGCTAAAGGGTCTGTAAGAGCCTGCGTGTCAGCAAATGCAAATGCATATGATGCTCCGCTTTTTGTTCCTATAATGTTACCTGCACCACCAGTAAAAAATCCCCACACGTTTTTTATTTGCGCTTGTCCTGCCGGTTTAATAGCTTGAATTAGCGTTGCGGTTGCAGTAGCATTTAAAAGATCTGTGCCTTGAAAAATCAATTCTCCTTCTTGATATGTTCCGGTTCCTGCTCCCAATTCTAAGAAAAAACTGCTCGCGGCAACTTCAATCATATCATCTATGGCATCGATGCCAGTATTAAAATCTTCATGAGAGTATACAAAATTTTCACATCGAAGTTCGTAGACATACCGTTCACCAAGATTATAAAATACGCTTTCATGTTCAACATATCTTATTTCAAATAAAAGGTCTGCCGTCGGAAAGTAAAGAAGATCTCCTTCGTTGGGTCGTGCTAATTCTCTTGATGTTACTTCGTCAAAACGCGATCGTGACATTGTAAAAACTATTTGATCTTTTATATCCATACCGAACTTGGACATTAAAGAGCCTTGCCCTTCATATCCATCTACGCTTTTGACATAGACTTCTATATCGTAAACATCGTCAAACTTGGAAAGAACATCCTCACCCAAAATTAAATCTATTTTTTGGTGGCTTCGTGGAAGATATATGCAATCAACGCCATGTATTTGTATAGCTTCTTGATTAAGATCATCAATTAAATTTTGTTCTGATGTCTGATTAGATAAATTAAAAAATCTGTTTGTGCCCATATTGTTTTATTATCCAACTTGCATATCTGGTGGGAGTTCAAATTCTTTACGGATTCGTTGCCGTAAATTTTCTAATTCTTTTTGCGCTTCGTCGTATATTGTTTGTCCGTTAAGAGTAACGCCGCCGGGAAGTTGAATACCAGAAAACTTTTTAAGGTTACTTCCCCATTGTTCTTTTATTAAAGCATGGCAATATGCTCGGACAATTTCATCACCGTACACTTTTTTATGTTGTTCGGGATCTAATGCTACCCAAGCTTGCACGATAACAAATTGTCCGATCATGTATTCATTAACATCAATGTAAAGTGCGCTGGCTTTTCTATTAAATCTTAAACCTTTTGTTCCTCGAAATAAAAATTCCCAAGTCGACATATAAGTTTTGTAAATTTGGTATGTTATTAAATCGGTTGACATCAGACTATACATATTATTGAGACGCCATTGATAATCGGCACTAAACACTCCACCTAAACCGCCACCACCAATAGGCGATCCTTCAGCGGGCATAATATCTGTTACACTAATTACTCGGTCGCTAACCGGAATTGATTTAGTATCAATATCGCCTATAGTAATAGAATTTAAAGCGGTATCAATAATAAAAGTATCACCAGTAGTTTGGTTTGTTACTGTTTCTCCTGGAATAAAAATTCCTGATTTTGTGGAAAATCTGACGTTCAATCCAGACACGTCATAAAAATAAGCTTCGGCGTTACTTGTTGCACCAATCAAGATTTGATTTCTTTTAAAAATGCCCACTAAAGGAACAGTAATTAAAAAATTTGATGCAGTAATTTCATGTTTAAGATAGCAAAGTTCTACACCATCAAAATGGTAATCTCGAAAATATGCCAAGCCTTCGTCAATTCTATCTTCGATTTGATCTTCGTCCAAATTTAATTTAATAACAGGTGCACCAAGTTTTCTGAGGCACCACCCTATTAACTCAATTCTTGTATTTGGCATTCCCATGGTTATTTCTTCCTTGGTTTTCTGTCTTTAATTTTTTTGGGAGTTTGTGTTCTGTGTCTTGTGTTTGATAGTGCACTTAAAATAGAATTAAGAAAGCCTATTTCTCCCTTGGTCATCTTATCTAAATTTTCTAAAATTGATTTTAATTCGGTCAGTGAAATATAGCTTGTCACTAAACTAGTTAAAGGAATGGCTATGGAGCCAGACAATAAATATTCATTAATTATGCGAGTAATAACTATAGTTGAAAAATACACCAAAAGTTTTGTAATAGTCCTAGACATTTTAGAACTAGTAATTTTTTCATTTTTGCAGTTGGACGCTACAATACCAGTAACCAAATCACAAAACACTAAAAAAATCATTGCAAAAATAACGCCGGACACGGGAGCTAAAAACGCCAATGTTAGTAAAAATATTTTAATTAAAAATAATTTTAGATTCGACAATTGAAGTAATTCAATCGCCATGGCAACATAATTTTTTATGAATAGTGAAATGTATGATATAGCGGAGTACATTAAAAGAACTCCATATTATTTTTTTTGTTCATAATTATCTCCAGTGTCTGCCATTATTTATCAAAACAAAGGCGTACCTCTGGATTTAAGTATATTTTTAGTTAATTAGATTCCGGGATTTTCTAAAGCTTCAATTCTCCTAATCAAATCA